CAGCTGTACAACCTGTTGCAGGAATAATTTCAACATTATTCTTGTACATCAAACGTAAAACCTTAGTTTGATCAGGACCTTTAAAAGGATCATTCTTAATCTTTTCAAGTTCCAGATGTGTTACTGGTCTTACTTCAACCTCAATCCCACTTACAGGAGGATTTGGGTCTACTGGAGGAGGAGGAGGTCCTATTGCCATATGATTTTAATTTAAGGATTTCTTGGTGGTAATTGGTTATTTACATTACAACTTGGACAGTTAATAATTGCTTTTTCCCAAATAATAAACCAATGATCATCAGTTAAATCAAAAAACGTAGCATTACTAGCTGAATTACCATAAATACCTGGAGTTTGAGGTAAAGCAATCCTGGTTTGAATGATTTCTTTTAAATCTTCAGTCCGTTTTTGTTCTTCTTCAAATGATGCACGTTTGATATTATTTTTACCATAACGTTGTTTAATTATCCGTTCTTGTGCCTGATTTAAAAGTAAATCAATTTCTTCAGGTAAGAAGTTTGGATAATTCAAACCATCCATCTTATCAAGACCAAACCTAAATGCTCTATGTGCTTCAGCTATTGTCAAGGTTATTACGCTTTTTTATGTTTCTTTAATTTAGTTTCTAAAGCCAATCTAACAGATTGATTTTTAGGATCATTAAGGTATTCAACACATTCAGGTGTACTATTAGCTATGATATCATCACCATATTTAAACATATTACCTGTACGTGTTAAAATCTTACGTTCACTTAATTCAGAAATAAACATTTTAGTTTTCATTTCTTTATCAGTGACTATGTCAAAGAATTTCTTAGGATCTCTTTTCATTTCTTGCATTAGGTAACTGCTAGCTACATCTTCACTCATGGTATCTAAACCAATCTTACCAAATAAGCGTAGAGCACCTTTCTTTTCATCTGGTGTGAAACCAATAATTAGTTTCATACCTTCAAGTTCAAAGTTAAGAGTCTTAAGTTCTTCTTTTGCTTTCAGTTCTTCATCATCAATGTAAAACTGAACACCTGGTTTATTTTTTTCCAACTCAGAGTTAGCAACATCTGTGTGGGATAAAAGTACTTTATATTTTAACTGATTAACTGGATTATCCATAATTAATTCAGTGGTTTTTGTGTTGTTTAAGCGTATAGCATATTCAACATTAAAAACATCACCCCACCATTTACTATGTTTATTTAATTGGTTGGGTTGTAAATCAAGTGCTTTTTCAAAATAGCGTTCTTCATCCTCAGTTAAACCAGTGTTATAACCACCTTTTGAACCAAGTTGACAACCTATTGTTGTTACTGATTTTGGGTAAGATACTAAACCAAAATATCCTACTTTTGGGCATTTTTTAATCTTTACAGACTTAGGTCCTTCAAATTTCATACTTTTACTTTTTTTGTTGTTTTTGTTGTTGTTGTTGTTTTAAAAATAAAGGGTGTTTAAGGCACACCCTTCAAAGCCTATATAACAATTAAGAGATAGATTCAACATCCAGGATGAATTGTCCTGCATCGGTAGGATCTTTCAACATGATACCACACTCACTTAATACATGGAATTCATATCCATCTACAGGTGAACTAGAAGTACCATTTTTCTTCATACCATAAGGTGAACATAATCCTTCAATGTAAGTAGAAGCCATTTCACGTCCATTATGGTAAACTTTCATAACGTTAGATTCTCCGTTAGAGTTAATCTTGAAGTTAAGGAAAGTAGCTTTGTAAGATTCAGCTGGTTTACCAGTTTGTGGGTGAAGCTGACGGTTACGTACAACTGAATTATAAAGAGGACACTCTTTTAAAGTAATTTTATCACCATTCAAACCGATATAAGTTTTGAACTGACCACCTAAGATAAGTTCTTGACCAGAACCAGTGATGAATTTGCTGTCAACTAAAGTAAAGTTAGAAGCAGATTTTTTCATAGCTTGATCAAAAAGGTTCATGAACTGACGACCACAAAGAGCAACATACTCACGTGGACCATCTTCAGTACCGTTATAAGAAAGATCATCCATGAAATCACGAAGAACTTGCTCAGTAAGAGTAGTATACTTACGCTTGTTAGCAGGAGCAATTTGCTCTTCTAAACCAGCACCAGTATAAACTGGGTTACCAGAAGCACCTTTCATAGCAGTAGTACCATTTTTATTCACGTTACCTTTACCATAGATGTAAGCAATTTCCATTTCATCCATCCATTGTGCCCAAAATTCCCATTCAGCATATTTAACCCAAGTATAAGATACTTCTTTACCTTGTGGGTTCATTAATCCTATTTTAAGAACTTTAGCTTGAGCAGCTCCAGATACAGCATACATTTTACGGAAAGTAGTCATGTAGTTCTCCATCATGAAAGGAGTTGCATAAGTAGTGTCACCAGAAGTACGAGAATGATCATGTTCAACTACGTTGTAGTCTTTAGATAATTCTTTACCAATTCCAAGAAGTGATTGAGGTACATAAGCAGCTGGATCTTTAGTGATCAATTGCAAAGTGTAAACATAATCAACACCATCTTGATAAGGTTCTTCCATTACACGGAATAAATATTGGTTGTCATCAGCTACCAATACATCACCAATAGTAAACCATTTTTCAGGTAAACCTACACGGAATGTAGAGTTAGCAATACCAGGTGTAGAACCACCATCACCATAGGTAGATTGAGCAACAGAAATAGGAACAGCTTTTTGGCTATCTCCCATTAAAGGCCAACGATATACAATGTTATCCAAACCTTTAGTACGACCAGTACCAGAAGTAAGGAATGACAATGCATTTTTGTAACCATTCATCTTGTTATATACACGAGTGATTACTTCAGAAGCCAATGCTGGCTCAGTTAAAAAGAAGTTAGATAAGTGAGTTGCCTGGGTTAGGCCAGTGTGCCAGTTACCAGTACTTATCTGTAAATCAGATAATTGCATTTTGTTTTATTTTTATATTGTTTATAGATATCAAAGTTTAACAGATTTAAAGCCTGAGAATGGATTATTCCCACCACCAAAATCTTGTGTACCACCTGAAGAAATTTTCTCTTTAGATGATTTATTGTAATTTTTCAGCATTTTGCTGAATTTGTTACTTACTTTACTTTCAACTTGTTTTTCAAGTTTCTTAATGTCAAAACCTAACATTGATTGTAAAGCAAACAACAATGAAGCTTCATTATCCTGCTCTACTGCCATCTGATAACCTGTTTTACCAGTAGACTTATCTACAGCAGTCATATGATGCCAAAGCTGTTCTTTCATTTTAGGGGTTAATTTAAACCCTTTGATGTCTTCACGTTCAAACAAACTGTTTTTAAAATTATCCCAGTATTGTTTTTGTGCAGCTTTTTGTTTTGCAGCTTGTTGCTTTTGTATTTCTACAAGTTCTTGTTTTTGACTTGCTTCTATACGTTGAAGTTTAGTTAAAGCTGATTTAGCACGTTTTTCTAAAGTACCATTATCACGCCATTCTTCAACCATATCCCTAATATCTTCTTCAGTTTCACCTGTAAGTCTTAGGGACTCTTCAACAGCTACTATTTGTTGACTTTCATTTTCTACTTTGTAGGTTTCCCAAGAATGATTACCGTAATATACATTAAGGAAATCTTTAGGTTGACCACCATTTTGAACAAACTCTAAAAACTTACTGTATTCATCAGGTAAATTGGATACCCAATCATTAATCCTGTTTTCTACAGTCTTGTTAACCAGTTTTTCAAGACCTTCTTCACTGTCTTCAAACTCTTCATCACTATCATCAAAATCCAAAACCCCTTTGTTGTAAAGAGATTTAGCAAATTCTTTGAGCGGTGACTCAGTGTTGTCATCATCAGACTCATCTGCCACATTATCAGTATCAGTATTATCTTCAACTTCATCTTCAGCTTCTTCATCTGTTTCATCTTGAGCAACATCTTCAGTTTTTTTAGAATTTTTAGCTGCTTTTTCAGCTACTTTTTCTAGCTTCTTGTCAGCTTCAAGCATCCTTTGCTTTTGATCATCAGTTTGTTCTTCTTCTGCATCATCAGTTTTATCAACTAATGCTACATCATCACCATCCTGAATATCATCAGTTGCAGGTGGGGGTGGAAATTCACCTTGTAGAATTTTAAACCCTCCAAAAGGACTTGTTCCTGCTGTTTCTTCTGTACTTTTACTTTTTGCCATGTTGTTATAATGTTAAATATAATACACTTTGTTATATAATT